ACAGTAATAGCTGATAATGTAGTTGACGAAGCAAACTTAAAGGTAAGTAATACACCAACAAACGGATATGTCCTAACAGCACAGTCAGGAAATACAGGTGGTTTGACTTGGGCGGCGGCTTCTGGCGGTGGTACGACATTAGGTTTATATGATGAAAACTTTGTCTCAATAGGATTTGGACCAAACGCAACTGGAGATAATGCAATTGCAATGGGTGGTGGTTCAACGGCGGCTGGAGACTCAGCAGTATCTTTGGGTGCTAACGCATCAGCAACACACGAAGAATCTTTGGCATTAGGAATGAATGCAAAGGCGTATGCTGACAGGGCAATTGCTATAGGTAGTTCTAGGGCAGCTGGAGAAGATAGTATAGCACTTCAAATAGCTAACTCAGGAGGAAGTTATGGTGCATCAGGCCTTCATAGTGTTGCAATAGGTGAACTCGCAAGAGCTACAAGTACCAACAGTATAGCTATTGGGAGACAAGCACAAAGTTCAAGTGCAAACAGAATTGTTATTGGTGGTGCAAACGATACAGTTCAGATTAACGGCGCATATAAGTTACCTACTTCAGATGGTACTAATGGACAGGTTTTAACGACTAACGGTAGTGGCAGTTTAGCCTTTGCTACACCATCAAGTGGCGGTGGTGGAATAACAACAGGCAAAGCAATTGCTATGGCAATGGTATTTGGATAATAACAGGAGAATAAAATGACTGCACCAAACGTAGTTAGTGTTGCAACTATAACTGGCAAGACGGATGTACTTGCCGCAACAACAACAGCCACAGCAATAACGACTGCGGCAACAGGTAAATTACTAAAGATAAACTCAGTTATCATAGCTAACATTGATGGTACAAACGATGCTGATATTACTCTTGATTTGTTTAGGTCTAGTACAGCTTACAAGATAGTAAGTACAGTTACAGTGCCAGCAGATGCTACTCTCGTAGCTATAAGTAAAGACAGTGCAATATACTTAGAAGAAGGTGATGCACTAAGGGCAACAGCAAGTGTAGATGGAGACTTACAAGTTATCTGTAGTTACGAGATTATATCAGAGTAAGACATGAAAAACAGTGTGCATGATAATGGTGGTTTTATAGGACGTGTAGCAGACTATGCGGCTACTGATAAATACGGTGCATATTATGATTTAAGTAATGCAACTTACGATAATGTTAGTTCTAGTGCAATTACTCAAGATGCGGCACTTCAAGACCTTTCTTTTAGTAGTGATGGCACAAAAATGTACATTTGCGGTAGAAATAATGATACTGTTTACCAATATACTCTAAGCACAGCTTGGAATGTGTCTACTGCATTATATGCAAATAAAAGTTATTATATAGGTGGGCAAGAAGGTTCTTTAAGTGATATTTTCTTTAAAGCTGATGGATCAAAGTTTTATATAATTGGTTATGTTAGTGACCAAGTGCATCAATACTCTCTATCTACAGCTTGGGATATATCAACAGCTTCATATGACAATTTAGAATTTAGTGTTAGTAGTCAAGAAGATAACCCAAGAGGTTTAACTTTTAAGCCTGATGGAACTAAGATGTTTATCATTGGGCAAACTGCTGATGCAATTCAAGAGTACGCATTAAGCACTGCATGGAATGTATCATCTGCATCTCATACTAGTACCTTTAGCACTTCATCTCAACTAACTAACAATCAGGCTTTGTTTTTTGCACCAGATGGTTATAAGGTTTGGGCTACTGGAGCTGATGATGTTATTTACCAATATATACTTACCACAGCATGGGATATTTCTACTGCGTCTTATGATAGTGTTAGTTTTTCGGTTTTATCACAGTCAACCCAAACTTTAGGTATTGAATTTAGCACAGATGGTACTAAATTATACGCACTTAATAACACTTTAAATATTGTTTACCAATACTCTACAGGGTATGGAGGCAACAAAAAGAACACTGGCGTTTGGAGTATGGATGCTGATTACCTCAATTAGGAGTGTTACAAAATGAAAAATGGTGGCCTAATAACCAAAACAATAAACACTCCTACTACTAGTTTAGCTAGTGGTGTCTGGAGTTTACAAGAGCAATACGAAGCAGAGACTAACGATGCGTGGCCTAAAGCCCCTAACGTACCAACAGACCCATATTTTAGTGACGTAACACTTCTTTTAAAATTTGAGGGGGCTAATAACGGGACAACATTTACAGATAGTAGTAATAATAATTGCACTATAACTCCTAGAAGCACTACAACAAATACCAGCATATTTAAATTTGGGACTTCTAGTGGATATTTTTCTGTAAATTCAAGTTATCTTTCTGTCAGCTCTGCTAGTAGTGGTGTTTCTGATTTTGGAACTGGAGACTTCACAGCAGAAATGTTTGTTTATAGAACAACATCTGGTAGAGACATATTTTATGACACAAGACAAAGCAGTCAAACAACAGGGCATTTTACTTTATCTACTCCTACAAGTGGAAGTAATCTGCAGGTAGTTATAAATGGAGTAGCATATGCCACCACAAATTCAATACCTACAAACCAATGGTCACACATTGCGGCAACACGGCAAAATGGAACTGTTAGAGGATTTGTTGATGGCGTTTTAGGTGTTACAAGTACCAATAATACTGTATCTATAACAGATGGTACAAACGGCACATATCCACCAATGATAGGTGCTACGGGAAACGGCTGGGGTTCTAGTTCAAGTAATAACCATAATGGTTATATAGACGAATTACGGATTACAAAGGGCGTTGCTAGATACACCTCTACCTTTACACCTCCAACAGCAGGATTTCTAACATCATGACACAATATACAATTAACCAAACCTATCCTAAACCTCTACCCCACAGGATAGTCTTATCAGACGGCACAACTCGTACTGACAGAACAACATTTACAGATGCTGAGATAGCTGATGCTGGTTATACTGCTGTATCTGACATGCCCTCACACACAGTGGGCCAACAAGTCTTCTGGAATGGTACTGATTGGTATGTGCAAGACATGGTAGGTAACGAATACGATGTAAGAAAACATGCACAGAGTTTAATACTTAACTACTGCCCTGAGTGGAAACAACGTAACATAACTAACAGGTCAATGGAGTTAGTTCATAAAGGTTCAGACAATTGGACAGCAGAAGAACTAGCTGAGTATAATGCTAACCAAGCTATCTGGGCTAAGATAAAAGAGATACGTGATGCTTCTAATACACTAGAAGCTATGTCACCTATACCTCACGACTACTGGTTAGACGAACATTGGCCTAGTGGTATAGGAATGTAAAACTTTAAAGGAGCCTTAACATGGCAATACAATTAGACTTATCAACATCACAATATGGCACAGCATTTTCTGGTGCATACTTCAGAATAGTAACTGCATCAATCAGCAGAGAACTAGGTGATAACTTTACAGTAATAATCGACTGCTCTGGATTTGCTACAGCAACACCAACAGATGATACACATCCTGTAGACTTCCGCAGATACAATGCACCTTTAGCTACTATCAAAGCTACAACAGGTGATGACTTCTTATCTAAATGTTATACTTGGGTCATGACTCAAGATGACATGAGTGGTTCAACAGCAGTATAGTATGGCAACCATCCATGAAATAAGAGAGGCTGCTGAACGTAGTCTCATTACCTTCATTAAACTAGTTGCACCACAACGTGTACTAGGTAACTGCCATGAGGATGTTTGTAAGTGGTGGACTAGACAAGATTCTAAGACACACCAGCTTCTCTTGTTCCCTCGTGATCACGGTAAGTCAGCTATGGTAGCTTACAGGGTTGCTTGGGAATTAACTAAGAACCCTACCCTAAGGATTCTATACATCTCAGCTACATCTAACTTAGCTCAGAAACAGCTCTCGTTTATTAAAAACATATTCGAATCAGACATACACCAAAAGTATTGGCCTGAACACTTAAACAAAGATGAAAGTAAACGAGAGAAGTGGACTACTTCAGAGATTGCTTTAGACCATCCTGACAGAAAGAAAGAAGCAATACG